ATCATATACTCTACCATTATATTTAAATCCTGATTCTAATAACCACATAAGATCAAATTTAATATTGTGTCCTATTAACAAAGTTGTCTTATCTAGTACAGATTGTATATTATGGTAGCAACCTTTATCTATTCTTTCAGAATGATTCGTAAAATAATACTCATCATTTATTCCAACACTAACTAATATATTATCAGGATGAAATGGTGATGGATCATATCCACCTGTGCTTGTAACTTGCCAAGATGTTTCTACATCTACTGTTGTAATCATACTTCGTACCTACTTATACTTCTTCTAATGGTGCATGATGGCTCACCATGATAACCATTTATTTTATTTTTACTTATACATAATGTTCTTATTTTATTTTCTGCATCAGAGTTAGAGTTTCTACCTATACCAATTATAATATCTGCCTCTGCAGCTTTACCTGTCTTAGAGTTTTCCATCATATCAAATGATATACTATTTCTATTGTGTGCATCTGCTGATGCTTGTGATATAGCAATCACAGCACAATCTCTTCTCTTTGCTATCTCTCTTACACTTGTATATATTTGTCTTAACTTTTCATCTGTTCTTGCAAATGTACCTGTTACATTTATTTTATCTAGCTGATCTATAACTATTATATCAGGTTTATGTTTTTCACAATGTGCGTCTATATCAGCCATTGACCAATCAACTGTATCAAACATAAATATATTATTTTTTATTTCACTCCAAGCATTTTGTGCTACATCTTTTTCTTGTATTATTTCTTCTCTAGTCATACCAGTATAACAAGATATGGCTCTCATCTGTGTTCTAATAGCAGGCTCTTCATTTATAAATGCGTGTACCTTTGCACCTTGTTCAGCAAATCCTTCAGGTCCTGCACAAAGACTAACCCAAAAAGCAGTCTTACCTGTTTCAGGTCTAGCAAATGCAATCATAAGATTACCACCACCAATACCACCTACATTTTCTTTTAACACAGGTATATTAAACTTCCATTTAGTAGTTATATCAAGTAGTCCTAGCACTTCCTTTACATCACTTGTAACTGCTGGTGTTTTTTCTTCATCACCTTGCTTATGATTTTCAATCATACTTGTTATCTCTGTAAAGTTTGCATCCTTACCATTAAATATTTCTGTAGCTTCAACAGCTATTCGTTGTGCTAAATCTCTATTAGATAGTATAGACATTATATCTTTTGCTATTTCTTTACTAGGCTCTTGAACTTCTTTTAAATCTTCTACTAACTCACTAAACTTTTCTTTTGCAGCACGAGTTAATGCAGGATTAAATATAGCAGTATGTAATGAATACAATTCATCTACACTTATATTGTCTGAGTATTTTGCATGTGCTTTTTGTATTGTTTCAAACAAAGAACTTATATCTCCTGAAAATATTGTTGGAGATATAGAACCTTTATACTTTGTATAAAAGGTTTTGTTTAACATTAGTCTAAGCATTTGTTTTTCAATCATTATTATCCTCACTATTTCTATTAAATATATTTTTGTAATGAAAATTTATAGTTGTTATATCATCATCACTTGTTTGATAATGCTCATCATAATCAACTGGGCATTTTTCTAACCACTCCTCAAATTTAATTAGCATTTTTTTATCCATAAAATATCTCCCTTATTTGTTCTGTGTTAAAGTATTTTAAATCATCTTGTAATGGTTTTACTATTACATTGTCAAATCCTGCTGACCTTAATTCTTTTGCCATATCGTATGCCTTTGTGGTGGCATCTCTATCTAAACATATATATAATTTTTTATATGGTCTTAAATGTTCTTTGTGTTCTTCTTTTAATTTTGTACCCATAAGTGAAATACCTGTAAGTATATTAGATACAGCACAAGCTGATGGGCAGTCCTCTACAATAACTGAGTCTTCGCAGTCACCACATTTAAAAGGTACATTTTTATTGCCATACATAAACCATTTAGGATAAACATTTTTATTTAATCCTCTTCCTACTGCACCTACTATCTTATGTGTTATTCTATCTTTAATTAAAAATACAACTCTATCTTGCTTAACATCATATTTAAAATCTGCTCTACCCCAAGACCAAGACTCCCAGCAATTATATTTAGAAAGCCATCGCATTGCTTTTTCATTTGAGTATATACCTTGAAAACTATCAGGTATTTTAAATTCTGTATCTTCTATGTGTAATGTTTTATTTCCTTGTATAACTTTTTCTACATACTGCATATTTTTTTCTCCTTCATATTTACCTCTTGCTTTACAAGTAGAATGAAAGCAATACCAATTGATGCCATTGTTTTGTGTGTCTACTGATAATGTATTTATATTTTTACAGAAAGGACAATCCATTCTCATCTGTGTATCAGGTGGAACAAACAATCCCTGTACTACTTCTAGTTGTTGCTTATAATTCAATCTTATAATTCCTCGTATGTTATTCTCACATTATGGGAGTAGAATTTATCTCTTTCAAGTATCATCTTTTTAGTAATGATAAGGTGTGTAGCCTCATCATTTATTCTATCTGCATCTACTATTCCTGAAAGTGGTAATGTGTATTGTCCTGTGTATCCTAATCCAAATACTTTTATGAGGTAGTTTTTCTCTGTTTCCATTGTTTCTCCTTATCACACTTTTGTTTATTTGTCAACTGATTTTTGTAAAATATTTTTTATTATTGTAACTTTAGGGTCTACATCTGTAGTCTTACAAGCTGTAAGTAATAAAAAAATTATAATTATATATTTCATTCTTCATCAGCTATAGCTTGTTCTTCTGCTATCTTCTTATAATCTACTTCAGGTTGATTCATATAATCTTCTTCTGCTTGTTTATAACATAACTCATCTATTTCATTCCAAGA